CAAAACCACAACGTCGGTGAATGACGAATTCGAATTCACCGTGAATTGTTTTTCGCAATCGCTTTCCGAAGCGTGGTCGATGCACACCATTTGTCGCGACATTTTCGAAGGTTTGTCGGGCGCATTCACGGTCGGCTCAAACAATTACAAAATCGCATCGACGGTTTTGGACAACGTCGCGTCCGACGTCATGGATGACGGCCACGTTTTTATTGTTGAACTCATTTTCACGTGTTCGTTCAAAGCGCAATTTTCGCGCCGTTGACATTTCGCGCCGACACCGATTTGGGCGATTTGATGACGATTTTTGAAAACATCATTTCAAAATTTTGAATCATGGCATTGTCCACAATTTCAGGCAACACGATTGGTTTGTACGTGACGTCCGCCGAAACGGGGGCCGTTTCACGTTTGGTCGGGTTGTCAACATCATGTTCGTTGTCTTACTCAAACAACGTAATTGAAACGGCCGCGAAAAACGGAATCGCGACAATTTCAACATTGCATTCGGTCGCCGGCACCGGTTCATTCACGATGTCCATTGACGGCCTCGTTGACATCACAACCGCCGAAGATAACGCCGGAACCACCGCGTCGGACGAACACGGTTTCAACAACCTCATGGATATGGCAATTACCGGCACGGCCGTTGAAGTCGTTTTCAAAAGCGACACGGGCACGACATACACCGGTTCCGCATTCATCGACTCGTTGGAGGCGACCGCCGGCGTCGATTCGTTCGCGTCGTTCACGTGTTCGTTGAAAGGAACGGGCGGGTTGACGGTTGCGTGACAATGATTTTGTAATTTGGGGCCAACCCAAAATTTCAAATCATGTCAAACAAATTGCGCGGCGAATTGTCCGTGACCATCAACAACACCGTCATTCCGGCGTTGGTCAACATGAATGCGTTTCGTTTGTTGTCGGACCGTTACAACATCACGTTGGCGGAAATCGACGAACAATTGAACAACGACCCGTTGAACGCGGTTCCAAAAATCGTGTTTTGCGGCATGTTGAACCATTGCCAACGACACGGCAAACCGGAATCGTCGTTGCCTTCGTTCGAACAAATTTGCGCGTTTGTGTGCGAGGATGAAAAAACATTTTTGCAAATCACAAACGACGTTGTGGCGACGATGGCACCCGACCCGCAAACGGCGGGAAACGTAGTGGCGGCCCCCAATTAACGGGGCCGCCAATTACGTGGTCCGATTTGTACGCGTCGGGCCTTCGTTCGGGGTTGAAACCGAACGAATTTTGGGACATGACGTTTTTCGAATTTGCGTGTTTTCGAAACGGGATGTTGGAGGCGGACAAAACGCGTTGGAATCACACCGGCGCGTTGTTGGCGATGACCTACAACGCAAACCGTGGCCGTAGTCAACAACCAAAAACGGCGGCCGATTTCAACCCGTATGGGGCGGGCGACGCGAACCCCGAAAACAACAAACCCATGACGGCCGAACGAATCAAAAGTTTGGCCGCCGAATTGAACGAAGCGCATGGCCGGAAAAAGTAGCCGTTTGGCGATTTTGTTGGACCTCGACGGGACCAATTTTGAAAAAGGATTGAACCGGTCGTTGTCCCGGTTCCGCAATGCGTCAAAACAAATGCAATCCGCCGGACGCAATTTGTCCGTCGGGTTGACCGCGCCGTTGGCGTACGTCGGCGCGCAATCGTTCAAAGTGGCGGCCGATTTTGAATTGGCCATGGCAAAAGTTGGGGCCGTTTCGGGCGGCGGGGAAAAAGCGTTGAACGCGTTAACCGACCAAGCCAAAAACCTTGGGGCGACAACGTCGTTTTCGGCGTCCGAAGTTGCCGGCCTCCAATTGGAATTGTCAAAACTTGGTTTCACGTCCACCGATTTGATTGGTCAAAACGGGGTTGGCGGCATGACCAACGCCGTTTTGAATTTGTCCAAGGCGTTCGACAAAGATTTGGGCGAAACGTCGGCCGTCGTCGGTGAAACATTGCGGCAATTCGGGTTAGATGCGTCTGACACGGGCATGGTGACCGACGTCATGGCGAAGGCGTTTGCCACCACGGCGTTGGACCTTGAAAAATTCGGCGGCGCAATGGGCAACGTGGCCCCGGTCGCAAAGGAATTCGGTTTTGACATCAACGAAGTGTCGGCCATTTTGGGCGTCATGGCCAACAACGGCATTTCCGGAAGTGACGCCGGAACCAAATTGAAAATGGCGTTGTCGGAATTGGCCAAATCCGGCGTCCCCGTCAAAGAAACGTTCGAAAAATTGTTGGCCGGCGGTGTTTCGTACACCGAAGCCATGGAATCCATGGGCACGCGCGCGGCCATTTTGGGTCCGATTTTGGGCAACAATTTGGACGAATTGTCCGCGTTGACGGAGGAATACCGAAAGGCCACGGGAACCGCGCAAACAATGTCCGACGCCATCGGGCAAACGGCCGACGGTTCGTTGAAGGAAATGCAATCCGCATTGGAGGCGGCGCAAATCGAAATTGGAACGGCATTGGCACCGGCCATGGTGGATTTGGCGCACACGGTCCGCGACATCGCGTCGGCCTTTGCAGGGTTGGACGACGACACCAAAAAAACCATCGTCACAATTGCCGGTGCGGCGGCGGCATTGGGGCCAATGTTGATTGTTGCGGGCAAAGCCACGTCGGCGGTTGGCGGCATCACAAAATCGTTTGGTTTGATGTCGGAGGCCGGCAAGTTGGCCGGCACCACGGGCGCGTCGTCGTTTGCCAAATTGGCCGGCGTGTTGACGTCCGGACCGTTTTTGGCCATCGCGGCCGCGGTTGGCGTGTTGGCCGTTTCCTTTGGTCCACTTATCAAACGTATGAATTCGTTTGAATACAAAACGCGCACCATGGCGGGCGCGACAAAGGAATTGAACAAACAAATTGGCAACGAATCGGCGGAGGCGCGCGTGTTGTTTCGCGACCTGACAACCGCCGTTGAATTGGAACACGACCGCGCGGACGCCATTCAGGCACTCAACGACAAATACCCCGAATTTTTGGGGAACATGGATTTGAACACGGCGTCGTTGGAGGACATCGCGCGGTTGGAAAAAGAAGTGACCGACGCCATCGCGGACCGTGTTCGACAGCAGGTTTTGGCCGACGCCCAAACCAAACGGACCGAAGCGTTGGCGAACGTGGAAAAATCATTGATTGATTTTGAAACGTCGGCACGAAACGCCGGCGCGGCGGTTGGTCCAATCAAAGCGGTGTCCGCCGAAATTCGCGACATGTTCATGCAAATTTCGGAGGGCGAAAGCGTCGATTTCGATTTTGGCAACATATCGTCGTTGATGGAATTGGCAAAGGCCGCCGGCGTGGCCGAAGGTCAATTGGCGCAGGTTGCCGTAGCATTGCAAACGGCAACAATTGGCGACGGCGGGTTGTTCGGGGGAACGACGTTGTCCGACTTGGTGCCCGTTGTTTCGGACACGGGCGCAAGTTATCGGAACCTTTCCGAAATTGTCAACGACAACACGAAGGCGCAAGGGGAAAACGCCGACGCCACAAAGGACGCCGCCGACGCGGCCAACAAAAACGCCGACGCAAACAAAAAAGAAAGCGCAGCAACCAAAACGGCCACAACACAAACCAAAACGTTGGCCGACACGGTCAAAGAATTGGCCGACCAATTAGCCCAAACAACCAAAACCGAATCCGTTTTCGGCGAATCGTTTGGCAAGCGCGACGAAGACCGCGCACGCGCGTTGAAATCCGCAATTGACGAAATAATCGGCGAAGGTTTCACCGGCGAAATTGATTTGTCCGCGTTGAAATTGACGGCCGACCAATTGTCCGCCATCACGACAATTTTGGGCGAAGATTTTGGAGGCGACGCCGACCAAGCGTTGCAAAAGTTGGCCGAAACGTTGACGGCGTTACAACCAAAAACCAACGAAGCGTTGACGCCGTTGGAGGCGTTGCGCGAAAAAATGGCCGAATTGCAAACGTTTGAACGTGTCGGCCTCATCGACGGAATGGAGGCGGCGCAACAGGCGTTGGAGGCGTTGGAAACAGCGTTGTCCGAATCGTTGTTGAACGACCCGGCGTTTGAAGGTTCGGAAAAATTCAAGGCCATGCAAACGGAAATTGAACGTTTGCGCGAAGGGTTGAAAGGTTTGGAATCGGATTCGTCCGCGGTGGGGTCCGTGACCAAAGAATTCGACAAAATGGCGGCGGCACAACAGGCCGCCACCGATTTGGCCGGGGCGGCTGTGGATGCGTTGTTTGACAAAAACAAATCCATGGGCGAAGCGTTGAAAGAAAGCGCGGCGAACATTGCAAAATCACTCATCAAACAGGCGTTGGCCACGGCCATTTCAAACGCCATCGCGTCGGCATTTTCGCCGGCGTCACCTGACAACATTTTGACGGGCGGCGCGGCGGCACCGGCAAAGGCGGCCGGATTGGTGGCCACGGCGAAATCGTTGTTTTCGGCAATTCCTAAATTTGCCGAAGGAGGGGCCGTGTTGGGCGGCCGCGGCGGCACGTTGGCGTTGATTGGCGAAAACCCGGCGTCGCGCGGCGAATTCATCGTTCC